ACTTTTACGTCAGCAGCAGAGGCAAAACGCCTTCCTTCTTCCACAATATCGCCCATCAACTGATATAAAACGCTGCTAGGCTCTTTGTATGGCAAGAAACTGATGTTATCTCGTATGCTTCCACCCGGAACATCTACGTCCCTGAACTCTCCGGGCATGATTGGGGTGTCATCACCCTTAATTCTCAACCCTCTTGCCTTCAAACCACCCGGTAGGTTAGCCAAGGTGCCAGAATCCACCAGTTGTCGGAGTAGTGAGGTGGCAGATTTAGCCAATCCACCGATCATGTGGATCAAACCAAAGCCGTAAAACCCTAATCCGGGCATATACTGGTAGTGAACATAGTGCTGACGCTTCATCTTTTGAGGATCATCCTCGTAATAGTTGCGTCTGATCGCCAGAATAGACCTAGATGACAGCTCTATGCTGACTATGTAGGGCAGTTGTATGCCGGTTTCTTCACCCCTGAAGGTATCTTCAAACCCCGGAAGGTCTAAATCCACCATCATTTCTAAAATCGTGTATCGGCTATCTGTTTCGTAGCTACTGCTATCGCCGGTCAGCTCATCATACTTGTCTTTTACGCGATCATCCGATCCAGCAGATGAAGCTGTGGATAAGTCTACGTCAAGATAGAACCCTGATACCTGAAGCTTCCTGACATCATTAGGAGACTTCTTCATGATATGCGTGGCACGTTCACAGGTTTCCAGATCGGAAGCCCCGTAACTCACCACAAAATCCTCTGCTGGCACAAACATACTGCAAGGCCGTCCCATGTTGGGATCGTAATACACCTTTCTAAACGCAGAACCAGCAAGGGGGAGAGAGAAAAGCATCCTTTCTGTCTCCGATCTGTATTCGGTCATCTTTTCAGTCAGCAAGTAGTTTAGATAATCCTGAACCCTATTTGCTTGCTTTTGCTTTTCATCATCAATCTTCCCAACCACAGTTGTCTTAACTGGGCCGGATGCAGGAAAGATCTCTTGTATTGCTTGTGATTGGAATCGTATAACAGACTCTGTGAGTAACGGATGGAATACACCACAAGCACCATCCCACGGCATTGATCTCTCTTCATGCTTCAAGCCAAGAAGATCTAAGCCTTCTATGTAAGATCGCTCCCAGTCTGATCTGCTTTCTTTGTCGGACTTAAAATATCCGATCAGCTCAGAAGATAGAATGTCGAGATCCCTATCCTCTATGTACTCTGCAAGGTTAGCATCATGAGGGATCATTCCCCCTAAACCATCCTCATCAAACTCCATAACGGTTTCACCGCCAGCCTCGACAGAGACTGACTCAGGATTCACGATCTCTATTTCTATCGCGCCCTCCATCTCATCACCCATAGGGGCGACAGGAACTGGAGTTGCGAGAGGGCGATCTATAGCCATTTAGCCGTTCTTTCTAAACATTTGAGGTCTAGCTGCACCAGAACCTCTAGCTATTGTGGCCTTTCCTCCTGCGCTCATTTTTTTGGCATCTTCAATTTCTTTTCTTCTTCTACGCAGCTCTCTTTGCTCTGCCATGATGCTTTCTCTGGTCATACCAAAGGTGCCGGGGATATTATCTGACGGCCTTGCCATGCGAACTTTAACACCATCAACATCTGCCGTTCTGCCGGACTCAATGATTTTTCTAAGCTCTTCATCCTGCTTAGGATCTTTTAGCCTTGCAAAACTAGGCCTGTTATCCTTTTTTTTGCCGCTCTTCTTTTTTGTAGCGTCTCCTCCTTTAGCCATGTTTATGCACCTCCGCGCTTACCACCTTTGGTAGACATCTTAGTCATCATGGTCTTACCACCTTTGAAGTAGCCCTTGGTTTTAGGAACCATTCTGCCAGCTTTCATTTTACCTTTACCGTCAGCAGCAAAAAACGGAACCATTTCCCCGTCTTTCTCTACCATAGGCAGCTTGGTCTTCTTGCCACCAGCATAACCCATCTTGGTTTTCTTGCCACCAGCCATGCCCATTTTAGATTTCATCTTCATGCGGATCTCCTGCATATAAGTTATCAAAGACCTGATTCACATCTAAGGTGTAATCCAGATCTGATTTACTGTAATGAATGTGTTGAGATGGCCTGAAGTCAGGCGCACCTTCCCCTGTTTCAAACCATGCTGGGTGGGTGACTCTTACCCGATTATTGGGTAGTGCCACGATATTGCCAGTCCATTGACCGGCATCCAGCAACTCCAGCACATGAGACTGCTTGTGTTGAGCAGGATCATCCGCTATTTCATTGTCGGTGTAGTCCACGGTAAAATAATATTTCGCCGGATAGAACTCACCATCTATCTTTGCAAGCCAAGGTGTCGGCGTTGCCCGATCAAGAACATAAACACTGTGATCCCTAGAGCTACAATCCCAAGGCTGTGCAGCCCATGTAGGCATTGGTGTAGGCCATTCATCAAACGGTGTATCGCCCACTAATCCAGTGATCGGCATCCTTGCCCACATAGCACCGCCATGAACATTCGGATCATCGGTGTCGTAAGTCTCTGCGCCGGTAAAGATCACCTGAAAACTTAAACTACGACAAGGCATCGTTGTGACCGCGATTGCCATCGCATGAAGAAACTCACCATGATACTTGGTGTGGTTGTGCGTGTATTCTTTTCGCACCCAGCATTTGAAATACGGGATGTTACTTTGCAAATAAGCCATTAATAATAGCTGGCCTTCTTTGGATAGAAAGGCTCTTCCTCTTCATCACTTTTCAACCTTAAAAAACCGCCTTGACGGAATCTCAACAATGCTTGGGTGGAGGAGTCCACAAGGTCATCGTGCTCTCCTGCCGGAAAAGCCGCGAACTCCTCTACCACTTCTTCTGCAAATCTTGTATTGGGTCTCCACACATTACCAGATGCGAATAGATCCGCAACAGCGTTGACCCTAGCTATTTTGTCGTTTCCCCTTGATGGGGTGTATTCTGCAACAGGTATCCCCATAGCTCTAAGCTCAAATATCAGGGGTGTGCCAGCAGCCTTCGCTTCAACTATGCAAGCGTCTGGCTCCCAGTAATCATAGTATTCCTGTGCTTTTCTTTTTAGCTCTGGAAACTCTAATCTTTCCTTGAGCGCATCCAAAAGAATAATATTTGCTTGCGTGACTCCATCATCATCGGGTATATAAAACACCCCCCATGTGGTGCAAGCGGAATAGTCTGAGCGTTGTGTTTTTAAAAACGCCGTATCCCAAGACTGTATAACGAACTCACAAGGGGGTGGCGTGTCTTGTTCCCACTCCTTCCACCACTCCCTTTTCACCAGCGCACCCTCTTCTGACGTAGGGTTCTGCTGGTACTGGGCGTTCCATTTGGGAGCTGGCAGTTCGTTTCTCAACGATTCAAGTTCATCTAAAGGCCAGAACTCAGGCCATAAAGACTTACCTGACGGCATGATGGCTGGAAATTCAATCAACTCCCATTCATCGGTGCCAGACCGTTGAACGGATGATTTAATGATCTGCCCAGTCAAATCACGTTTGTGCCATCGAGTCATTACCACGATGATCGCCCCTCCCGGCTGAAGCCGTTGACGAGGCCCAGAAGTATACCATTCGTAAACTCTATCAAAGACGGATGGATCGGCACTCTGACCTTCCTGTTCGGAATGCGGATCATCAATGATCAGCAAGTCAGCACCTTTACCAGTAACAGCTCCCCCCACGCCTATAGCGAAGTATTCACCGCCCTGATTAGTACTCCAGCGTCCGGCAGCTTTTGAATCAGATCGCAAAGCCACGGATGGAAATATATTCTTGAAATCACCACTATCTACGAGGTTACGAACTTTCCTACCAAAGCCAACCGACAACTCGGCAGTGTGGGCTGTCTGGATAATCTTCTTCTCCGGGTATTTACCCAAGAACCAAGAAGGGAGCAGAAAGGATGCAAACTCAGATTTGGTATGTCTCGGTGGCATATTTATGATCAGCCGCTTCAACTCACCATCGGCTACACGCTGAAACGCATTAGCCATGATCTTATGGTGCCTACCCTCTATAAAAGCGGGCCACACAGATTTAACAAACCCCATGAAAGTCTCAACAGACTTCTCACGTTTCTCCGCTGATTCATATTGCTCCAGCAGATCAAGGATCTCCCTCTGCTCCTCCAACGGGAGAGATGGAAGACTCTTTAAAAGATCAGGATCTATTTTATCTGAAAGACTCATAAGATCTCATAGAACACTCCTAGTATAGAACGTTCTAGCTTAGGATAATCACCAGATGCCCGTCATCTAAAGGGCATCTAGAAAGTCATCAACTGGAGTGTTCTCAATGAGAATGTTCTCTAGTCAACTTTAGTGATTTTACCATACTGATGGTCTTGACAAAGTATGTCAAATTTTTTTAGAAATTTTTTTTGGGGGTAGGATTCCTAGGGCATTTACCTAGAAAAAAAGGGGTGGGTTGTGGGTTGTTAGGTGGTTAGTTAGAAAAAATAGTGATTTTTTGAGTGTTTTACTATGTATGTATATATATGTACGCCGCGCACGTGCAGGGGGGTGGGGGTCATCTTGTCTACTATCATTCTTCCTAACAGATTTACTTAGGAGCACCCCTAACAGATTTACTTAGCTGCAACTAACACATAACTATAGGCGCACAACTAACAAATTATCTTAGCCACAACCAACAACTAATCTTAGGCGCAACAGATTTAGTGAAGTTCTTTTTGATCGTCTTCTAGTAGGTTCGCTATTCGCTGTTCTATTTCTGCGCTAATTTGATCGGTTGATTTTTGTTCGCTCGTTTCTAGCTTGTCAGTGAATAACGCTATTGTTTTTCCAAGTAGGTTAG